AATGATTTAGACAATTGTTTCAAAGATGTTTTAAAATAACCTTAAAATAACTTTAAAAATAGAATACTTTATTATATAATGAATATATCAAGTTGAGGATAGTTTGATAAAAAAATAAATTAGAAAGACCTCTTATAAGACACAAAAACAAGAGGGGTACAAAAAATGAGTTATAAGTTGTTATCCGTATCTACATACGATTTTAAGAATGACGAGGGCGAACAGGTTCAGGGTGGAAAAGTTATTGTTTACGATGATAACGCATCGAAAAATGATCCGCTACAGATCATTAACTTAAATGTTGATATTTCAGTCGCTCAAAATGTATTAGATCAAGTGACTAAATATCCGGCTAATGTCGAATTAAACGGTACACTTAATAGTAAAGGTAAATTCGTAGTTAATTCTATTACTATCTTGTAATTTTAAGGGTGGGTGGTAGGCATAAAAGAAAAAAGAAGAAAGGGGTGCATGCTAATGGCTGAGGGAGCTGCTGAAGCAATCAAAGGGATTTTGACCACACTGACTGCATACTTTCCAACGGTGCTTGTTGTCCGTGCTGGTGTCTCTGGTATGAAAGCTGTCTTGAATTTTGTTCGTGGCGCTGCTTAATTTAAAGGGTTTCAACCCTTTAAATTTTCCAGGAGTATGTACAATAAAATATATAGGTAAATAAACATGCATAAGTTAGAAGATTGTTCTATTTTTAAAGCAAGAGTCGAAGAAGAAAATGGTAAATTTTATGTGATTGTTTTAGGCAAGGATCACAGTTTTGAAATGTTTTGTGATTTTGAGGTAGAAAAGAAAAAAGAGTTTGAAAGTAAACAGCTTTGTATGGATTTTTTAATTGATTATACTGATTATGGTTATAAATTCGTTGCGTATGATTTTGAGTTTGCTAGTCATCGTTATTTTTTAATTGATTATTTAGGTTGTGGAGTTGATTTCGATGAAGACTAGACATATTCATATTTGTATTGATGATGAAGCTTATTTTGCGCTCTTGTATTTACAGTCTCAAACTGGTTTGTCTAAAACGCAAATCATTGAAGATTTAATTAAAGAAAAGAAAAAATGGGGTAGATGAATTTATGAAAAAAGATGAATATATGAAAATATATGCTAAAATTATGAAATTTGATAAAGAGCCGTTGACTGCCGAGGAGCAAACTGCATGGATTGAATATCATTACGAATTAGAAGAAAAGCAGAGGGAAAGTTTAGAAAATATTGCTAAATACTCTGAAGCTAATTCTAAGGACACTAGCGAGGTTTTAAGTGGTTTAAAAGATAAAGAGGTTTCAAAGGACTGGTCAGGCTATAACGAGCTTAAAACGCCCGTATATGACGATAGCAAGCTGATATCTACCATTGAGCAGAACAAGCCGCAGGCGACAGTTAAGATTGATAATAAGCAATTAACAGACTTTGTGGTGCTTTTGACAGTTTGTATTTGTATTGGGATGTTTGCAATGAAATTGGTTAATACGCTATTTTCAGCAGTAGAAAATTGAGGTAAAAAATGAAAGATTGGTTTGTACCCAAGTATCTAGGGATTCCGTTTGTTGATGATGTGATGAAGTGGTTGAATTCTGGGAAACCGGAAGCGATAGCAGTATATGTGATACTGTTTGTGATTGTGTTGTTGACCATCTTTTTGAAAAAAAGAGATGTAGACTAATGGGAGCGAAGAGCGCCTACCTGTACCAAAGTTTTTCCCGCTGTGGACAACCCCCCCTCCACCTGCCCCAAAACCAAAGAGGCGGCAGGAGTTTAGATGGAGAGTGCTAGCCTAGAGGGTCACCTAACCAGCGAAACCCTCTCCTTCGCCTCCTTCACCTACCCCCTCGACTGTCTTGATTTTTAGCATATCTTGAGGCTGTCGTACCCCTCCCAGATGTCCTAAAAATATAGACCGGCAAGCGGAGCGCGCAGCTTCGGCGCGGGTGGGGGGCTCGGGGGGAGGCACCCGCGCAGACTAGCCCCCCGTCAAACTTCTTCCTCTCTTTGTGCTCAGAGAGCTGGGGCTGTGGGGGGTTGTCCACAGCGGATCAAGAAAAGCTTTGGGGAGGGTAGGCACTGGCTCGTAGTGTTAATGTTTATGAGGTGATTTTTTTGAAAAAAGATAAAGAAGATGAAATATTTGAGAATGGTTATTTTTGGTTGATTATGCTTGTGATTCTCATTTTGTATATTATTGGTTTATGTTGTTTTATTTGGTATCCTGATAGGGTATTTGCCGATCAGCAAATTGAAACTAGAAGATTTCCAAGCGGTAAAGTAAAGGTCGACGGTGTTGAGATTGCTGGTACTGACAGAAACTTTGACTTACCAAAAGGTTGGGAGGCTTCTGTGGTACAGTATGACATCCGCTCCTATCCGTCTGATACGGTTTATTCATACGGCTCAGAGGCTTTTGACGGCTTTCTTCGGTTTTTGAAAGGCGCAAAAGAGAAAAACTATGTTACTAACAAGGTAACTTTTGTTGTGGTTTCAAAAAATGGGATTGTCCATGAAACAAAATCGGGGACAAAAGCAAGTTTTTTCGACAAAAACAATAGACCGATTGAGTTTAATTTAAAGAAGCCCTGGAGAGAATTTGACGGCAAGACTTCGGGTGTCTATTTGGTTGATGGGGATTATTTTAAAAATCTTCCACATCGTCCAGATTGGGCGAAAGACGACAATACTTTGGGATATTGGGGATTAGATGTTAACACACCAAAAGAGGTCGACGGTAAGCTAGTGCCTAGCGGTCAACGTGTCCAGCAATTCCAATCTCTTTCTGCTATTTGGGGGTCTAATGGCTATGCACCACAGAATCCTACTCGGGACGTACTAACTGAGTATAGCGAAGCTAATCCGCCAGCTGATGGTGTGAGTCATGCCTATGATTACTTTAAGCGTTCGGGTGATGCTGTTATTTCAAATAGTGTACTGGTTAAAGAAAATGGCCAATTTCTTTCGGGCAACAAGTATGAAGCTATGAAAGATAAGGCTAAAATGTCGTTAAATTGGGTCAATGTCGAAGTGGATGAAAATGCTTTTGAAAATGACGCTAAAGAAAAGAAGCAGAAAGAAAAACAGGAAGAAGATAAGAAAAAGTATGAAAAAGACGATAAGAACAAGAATTGGTGGGATAAGCTTCTGTCTTGGCTTTTGTATGATGAAGATTTCGTAAAAGAACAATTTAATTCTGTGATTGCTGGTGTTGGTGCTCCAGAGGGTACGAGAGCATTTGAGGTAAACGCTAATGGTGGCGGTGTACTTTATGAATGGGCGATAAATCAAGAAGATAATTACGGTGAGAATACTCCAATTTATGGTGGTATAGAGGTGTTAAATCAATTAGGTTCAGGATATACTCATGCTGGTTATTGGCAGCTTATATCTAAAAACTTTACAAAGTTTATCTTCACACTTTCCGCAAATTATTTCATTATGAAAAAATTCTATAAGAGGTTGAAATAGTATGATTAATGTTTTAGTTTTGCTTGGTTGCACTTTGTTTAAACTCCTTTTTGCGATATTGCCGCCGCTTAATATTGCGGTTGCCAGTCTCACTTTGCCGGGTTGGTTTGGTACATGGATTGATATGCCAGCTTTTCTGGCTCTGGTAACAACGTTCATAGTCGTTTGGCTGGCAGAGTATTCTGTTAAGATTGCGGTTTTTTTAGTTAAAATAATTAGAGGGTGATTTTAACGTGGTGAAACGTTCGGAAAAAATCCAAAATACCTGGTTTCCTGGAGACAAAAACGTTCGGAAAAAATCCAAAATACCTGGTTTCCTGGAGATAAAAACGTTCGGAAAAAAAGAAAGGATTTAGCGTGATTCCGTTACATTTATTTGTTTATGCATTTATATTGTCAATTTATGATAGTTTTAATGTTAAGTCTGTAGTTGATAAGTTTAATAAATATGCTCGCTGTGATATCTTTGTTGGAAAGACTGGTTCTGGTAAGACCATGTGTGGAATCCACCTTGTAAGAAAGATAAAGCGAGTTTTTAAAGATATTATTGTGATATCTAATATCGAGAGCCCTCTGGTGGATTTGCCGCTTACAATGGGAAATGTATTACATATCTATGATAAGCCGGTTGTCGTGCTGGTTGATGAAGCAAATTCAACGTTTGCGAGTAAGATTCGGTCTGATGTACCCGAGGATTTAGTGAAGTTTCTCATGCAAACGAGGAAAGGGGCTGGCAAGTGGGTTATTTTGTTAACTCAAGATTACTCTTTGTTAGATACTAAATTTCGCAAATTAGCTCATTATGTATATGATTGTCATACTTTTTTCGGTCGTTTAACTCGGTTTCGTAGATTCTCGCAGCAAGACTACGAGTACTACTATGCTGCCGGTGGTGTGAATACCATGGTTCGCACGGGCAGATCGGCGCCAAAAATAAAGCGGGTGTCGGATTGGTTTGTGCAAGATAAGCGGATAAGGTCTTTATATGACTATAAAGCCATTGTTAAGACTGATTGGCACACTGATTATGATGTTTCAGAGCTCAGCTGAGGGCTCAGGTCGGCTTTAGCCGACGAGCTCCAGCGAGCGAAAAAACCCCGTTCCTGTAACACGGGGTTAGAAAAAAAAAAATACGAGGAAATTCGAATTTTTGGGGTTGGTTTATGGAAGTTTTGAGGTTACCAGCCTATGACTGGCTAACTTTCGGTATACTTGATGATATATATGATGGTGAGGCTCTTGGGCTTCGAGTGCATGAATTAGATAAGGGTAACGGAAAGAAGTTTTGGCATGAGAAATCTGGATTTGATGATGACGGGATTTATGAGTATTTGGTTGGTGATGTATCAACAGACGATATATCTAGGATTGATATTTGTATTGATGTTCGTCTTGAAAGCTGGGAAGATATTGCTGACTATGTGCCCTTGGTTAAAAAACTAAAGCAGAAAAAAAAAATAGAGTCTTTCGGCTCTGGTGGTGGACGAACATTTTATTTCGGTTCAAATGATTTGATTTTGAGGATTTACGAAAAAGGTAATCAGTTGAACAAAGAGGAAACAGACTATCTCAAAAACTGGCTTCGTTTCGAGTTTCAGCTTAAAGGTCGGGTTGCTCGTGATTATCTTAGAACAACCAAAGATGCAAAAGAGATGTTTTCGATTTTGGCTTATCGTTATCTTGATATTGATTTTGACGAGTTAGAGTTATCAGATAGGAAGCTGGTTGAACGTGATTTTGTTGAGAATACAGACTATTATAGGAAGCAAGTTTTACCATGGATGAAAAAAGAAATCAAGAGAAATCCTGATTTCTATGAAAGATTATTAAATGATCTAGACAATTGTTTCAAAGATGTTTTAAAATAACCTTAAAATAACTTTAAAAATAGAATACTTTATTATATAATGAATATA